TTGCGCAAACCTTAACGAGCTTGATCTTAGCTTCTCAAAGGTTGAGGTTGACGGCTACAAGGTAGGTGGTTACTTCAAGATCTGCAACGCAACCCTTGAGGATTCAGATGTTGACCTTGCGTCAGAGCTTATCTCTGTACTTGGACAGGCTATCGGCTATGCACTTGATAAGGCTATCCTTTACGGAACAGGAACAAAGATGCCTGTTGGTATCGTGACAGCACTTGCAGCCGTTCCTGATACACCTAACATCGTTAGTCACGCAAATACAGTTCACGGAGCAGACCTTGTTAAGGCTCTCATCGGTGATATCGCAAAGGCAAAGGGTGAATATTCAAGAGGCGTTAAGACTTGGGTAATGAACGAGGCTACATACTCAACCCTCCTTGCTGAGTTCGTAAACGTAGACAACAGCGGTGCTTACGTTTCAGCTATGAACGGACAGATGCCTGTTGTTGGCGGTGATATCGTTGTTCTTTCATCAATGCCTAACAACACGATCATTGCAGGATATATGGATTTATATCTTCTTGCAGAGAGAGCAGGCTTCGAGTTCTCTACAAGTGAGCACGCATTCTGGACAGCAGACCAGACAGGCTTCAAGGGAACAGCAAGATATGACGGCAAGGTTCTTGTTGACAATGGCTTCGTAGCGATCGGTATTAACGGAGTTACACCTGCCGCAAATCAGGTAACATTTGCGCAGGATGGTGCAAATTTATAACAAGTCTCACCGTAGCAGCCGCAGCGGCTGAGACTGATTTAGTAACACCAAGCGGCTCGGGTTCAATCCCTAAAACAGAGCCAAAGAAAAAGCCAAAGAAATAGGAGGGCGAAGCTATGACGGATGCTGAGAAGCTGACGATGCTCAAGGTTGACCTCGGCATCAGCTCAACGGCTTATGATGCCAGACTAACGCAATATATCACAGTTGCAAAGGCTGAGATTGGTAGAGAGGGAATCACCCTCTCTGCCGATAGCCTTGATGATGAGAATCTAATCATCATGTATGCGGCTTGGATGTGGCGCAAACGAGAGAGCGGAGAGGGGATGCCTCGAATGCTCCGATATGCACTTAATAATCGCTTATTCGCTGAGAAGGGAAGGACAACATGACAGACGCAACAATCAACCTGCTAAAGGAAACATATACAAAGAACGATTTCGGAGTCGATTCAGCTACAACGACAAGCCGCACAGTGTTCTGTAGCACGAAATCGGTCAGCCGTGCGGACTTCTATAAGGCAGGGCAGATTGGACTTGCGCTTGACTTTGTTTTTGTCACAGACCCTGTCAATTACGAAGGCGAGACGATGCTTGAATATGAGGGTGTGAGGTACGATATAACAAGGGTTTATCAATCATCACTTAACACTCTCGAGATATACGCAGGTCATAAGGTTGGAGTAACCTCACCGATTTTGGAGGTGAACAATGGACTTAACGAAGGAGATTAACAAGATACTAACTGACTATTGTAAGGATGTTGATACGTCCGTGATAGATGTTGAAGCCGAAGTGGCGAGCGATGCCGTCAAGAAGCTGAAACAGACCTCACCCAAGAAAAAGAAGGGTAAGAAAGCAGGGCACTATGCAAAGTCATGGGATATCGACAAGAAATCCAAGACGAACTATGCGGAGACGATAATCTACAACAAAGACTATCAGCTTACTCATCTCTTGGAGAACGGACACGACATCATCCGCAATGGTAAGGTAGTAGGACACGCTGACCCACAGCCTCACATCAAGCCTGTTGAGGAATGGGTGCAAGATGAAATGGTTAAGAGATTGGAGAAGAAGCTATGACGAGAGTAGACATCTATAACTTAATTAATGCGGTGATACCGACACATTACATCAAAGCACCTATCGGCACAGCGTTGCCATTTGCAACCCTTCAGACAGACCATGACAACAACTTTGGAGCGGATGATAAGGTCTATAAGGAAGCAACAGGCGCAAGGGTAGTCTTATACCTGAGTGCAAACGACTTCGCTTATGAGACCGCACTCAATACGGCTCTGGACAATGCAAATATCTATTGGGTCTCATCAACCGATTATGATGATTCTCAAGACGTTTATACTATAGTTTACGAAATGGAGGTCATATAGCATGGCTAATAAAGTTAAATTCGGTCTCCGTAATGTGCATTATGCTGTCGTAACTGAAACGGCAGACAGCACAACAGGAGCAATCACAAGCTCTTACGGAACAGTAAAAGCATGGCCGGGTGCTGTCAACCTTACGCTTGATGCGGCAGGTGAGGACACACCATTCTATGCTGATGATATCGTTTATGCAATGATTTCATCAAATCAGGGATACACAGGCACTCTTGAGTCCGCACTTATTCCGGAGGATATCTATACATCCGTATTCGGTCAGACCAAGGATGCTACAAATGGACTTGTCATTGAGAAGTCAAGCGACACAAAGAAATACATCGCTCTCATGACAGAGTTTCAGGGCGATGACAAGCCGAGAAGATATTGCTTCTATCGTTGTATGCTGACTCGTCCAAGCGTAACAGGCGCAACCAAAGAAGCAACAGCTACACCACAGACAGAGACAGTAAACATCACAATTACACCAAGACCAGACGATGAGATTGTAAGGTCATATGCTGATTATGATGCAACAGCTTACGCAGGATTCTTCACAAATGTTCCTGTGCCAACACCCTAGCGTGACTCCGGTAGACCCGGAGGATGATACTGATGATGAGCCAAACGGCTAATCATACTTACTGCCCAATAGGGTTGTAATCCTCTTGAAATGGAGAGTTGACCTAATAAGTTGGCTCTCCGCTAGAGAGGATTAATTATGAGGAGGATTACGAAATGAGAAAAACAGTAAGATTTGAGAGTGGCAAAGAACTGACACTCGAATGCAATGCAGCTAGTCCTGTTATTCACAAAAGATTATGGGGCGATAACCTCATGACAGGATTTCAGAGCATATCACAAGATCAGACCGATGACCTACTTGAGTTCATGGAAAAGGTCATCTACACATTCGCCAAGACAGCCGAACTCGGCACGAAGGGCGCATTAAACATCGAAAACAAAGAGGAAGACTTCATCGACTTTCTTTCTCATTATGAAATATTAGAGTTCGCAACAGGCGATGTCCTCAATTCTATTATGGAGATGTGGGGCATTAACATCAAATCGGAGAGCGAACCAAAAAACCAAGCAAGCCCACAGTAAGACCGCAGACCCTTGGGATTTACTTACTGAGGGCGGCAGAGCTTGGAATAACGATATCAGAACTCGGTGATTATACTATAGGGGAACTCACCGACATGATAATCGAAAAGGCTAACGACTATGAAGAATATCCTCAACAGGCAACTACGGAGGATATCCGAGGATTTTTTGGATAGGAGAAAATAAATGGCAAGCGGTAGCATTAAAGGAATCACAATCGAGATACTTGGCAAGACAGACGGACTCGTTAAGAGCCTCGGAGCGGTCAACAAGTCGCTTGCCGAGACGCAAAAGAGCCTTAATACAGTAAATAAGGCTTTAAAGCTTGACCCTAAGAACGTTGAAACACTAAAGACCAAGCAGGAGCTTCTCTCCAACGCCATCAAGCAGACCGAGGAGAAACTGAAACTTGAGAAACAGGCGGCTGAAGAGGCGGCAAAGGCACTCGAGGAAGGTACTATCACAAAGGCACAGTACGACACCATGAATGCCGAGATAGCCAAAACAACCTCCGAACTCAAAGACCTGAAGAGCCAAGCTGAGACAACCGATAAGGCTATCAAGGATTTAGGCGGCTCTAATAAAATGGCATCGTTTACGGATGCTCTGGATAAGGCTCAGAGCAAGCTGAAATCTGTCGGAGATCAACTCTCGGACGTAGGTGAGAAGCTCACCAAGACAGCTTCGGCAGCCGTGGCAGGATTTGGCACAGCTTCTATCGCTGCCTATAAGAGCGTAGACGATGGACTTGATTCTATCGTAAAGAAAACAGGAGCAACAGGCGAGGCTCTTGAGGAGATGGAGGATATCGCAAAGGATATCGCCACCACTATTCCAACATCATTCGATATAGCAGGCAATGCTATCGGTGATGTTGCAACAATGTTTAACGTAACAGGAGA